GGGTCTCCGGCAATGCGCGGGTCTCCGGCAATGCGCGGGTCTCCGGCAATGCGCGGGTCTCCGGCAATGCGCGGGTCTCCGGCAATGCCTGGGTCTCCGGCGATGCGCGGGTCTCCGGCGATGCGCTGGTTTCCGACAATGCGCGGGTCTCCGGCAATGCCTGGGTCTCCGGCGATGCAGACTTTTCCGTCGTTACAGGCTTTGGTCGATGTTTCCGCGCGACCACATTTTTCCGATGCAAGGATAAAATTCTCCGCGTACAGTGTGGTTGCTTTTATGGTGATTTGGCGAAGTTCCGTGAGATCGTCAAGAAAACTCACGGCGACAGCAAATACGCCAAAGAGTACCTTGCGATTGCCGACTTGATGGAGCTGCATTTTTCTGATGAGGAAGAAAATCAGGAGGCCGACAAATGACTAGCTTTTGGGGCCATCAAGACAACCCCTTTCCGCCCTATGATGATGAACCGATTGGAACGGACGCTGACGGCGTACCGTACTACGAGGGCGACGAGATTGTAGACATCGACGGCGCGATTTACCGCTACGATGATTTGGACGTGAAAACAGTTTTGACCGCGCTCGGCATCCCGATTGCGGTTGCAGCAGAGGGATAAAGATGACTTGCGAGAGAATGAGAACCGCATTTGAGGACAACGCCCCTGATAAATACCAGAAACACTTTCAGGCCATGCAACAGATTATACATGACCTCTCTACGCCAGACTTCATCAAATATCAGCAGATGCGAGACCTTACGCTTTCCGCTGAAACAGGGATGAGCCAGAGCATGCGCAGATTCGAATACATGGAGGTTTGACAAATGGAAACGAAAATGCCGATAATCACGCTGAAACAGTTGCCCATTATCGAAGAGCATCTTCAGCTTGTGAAAGCCGATATAGAGACCCGCACGAAGAACGCGATGCAACTTGTTTGCACGGAAGAAACGCGCGGAGATGTAAAGAAAATCCGCACGGAACTGGGCAAAGAGTTTGCATCGATGGAAGAAGATCGAAAGCGCGTTAAAGAAGCCATCATGGAGCCGTACAACCGGTTTGAAGCGGTTTATAAGGACTGCATCTCCGACCCGTACAAGAAGGCAGATGCCGAGCTTAAGCGCCGCATTGATGAGGTAGAAGCAGGCTTGAAGGCCGATAAGGTCAAGGCCGTACAGAGCTACTTTGACGAGCTTTGCAAAGCAAATAATCTGCCCTGGCTGCGTTTTGAGCAGATGAACCTTAAAATCGGGCTTTCTACCAGCGTGAACGGCACAAAGGCCGCGCTTGCATCGACGGTTCTTAAAATCGCCGAAGAGGTGCAGGAGCTTTCCCGCCATGAGGACGCCGCCGAGTTGCTGGTTGAATATAAGAAATCGCTGAATGTTGCGCTTGCATTAAGTACGGTTCGCGCTCGGCATGAGCAAATCGAACTGCAAAAGCAGCAAGAGGCCGAGCGCCGCGCTGCACTGGAACAGCAGCAGGCGGCAGAAGAAAAGGTGCAGCAGGCCATTGAAGAAGCGCAGCAGGACGCCGCGCCGCCTGTTGAAGAGGTATCTGCACCTGAGGAAGAACAGCCAGCAGCCGTGCAGGAGCCGGAGGAAACACAGCCTGCCGTCTATGAAGTAAAGTTTGCCGTTCGCGGCACCATCGAACAGTTGAAGAAACTGAAACAGTTCATTATGCAGGAGGGTATGAGCTATGACGACATCTAATCAAATGGTACAGCAGAAAATGCCTTTTTCCGTGGCGGTAAATACACCGTCCATGCAAAAACTGATTGCTAACGCCCTGCACGACCCGGCTCGATGTGCACGGTTTACGGCAAGCATTGTGAGCGCGGTATCGGTTAATCAGGAATTGCAAAACTGCGACCGGAATACCGTTATTTCCGGCGCGTTGCTGGGCGAAAGCCTTAACCTTTCCCCGTCCCCGCAGCTTGGACAGTATTATCTGGTTCCTTTCAACAACAAGAAAAAAGGCATACAGGATGCGCAGTTCGTGCTTGGATATAAGGGTTACGTTCAGCTGGCATTACGCAGCGGTCAATACAAGAGCATCAATGTTGAGATCGTAAAGCAGGGTGAGTACAAAGGCCGCGACCCGATGACCGGCGATCCCCGCTTCCAGTTCCTTGAAGATGATGACGAGTGGGAGCGCCTGCCTGTTATCGGATACATGGCAAGCTTTGAATATTTGAACGGATTCCGCAAGGTGCTGTACTGGTCGAAAGAAAAAATGATGAACCACGCTGACCGATATAGCGCAGCATTCAGCCGCAAGGCTTACGAGAATCTGATTGCCGGGAATATCCCACAGGGCGAGATGTGGAAATACAGTTCTTTTTGGTACAAAGATTTTGACAGTATGGCAAAAAAAACAATGCTTCGGCAGCTGATTTCCAAATGGGGCATTATGAGCGTTGATATGCAGGTCGCGTATGAATCCGACAGCCGTGTGATTGATGAAACAGAAAGCGGCCAGCTTGTACCGCAGGTTGAGGAAGAATCGCCCCAGCAGCTTGAAGAGCCACAGGCAGCAGCGCAAATTCCTTCCCAGCCTGCTGAACCCAAGAAAATCGACTTGAGCAGCCTGTGAGATGGACTGCAAGATAATTTCAACTGGGAGCCAAGGGAACGCCGTACTCATTCAAAATTCAATACTGATTGATTGCGGCATTCCATTTTCTCAGCTGACAGACGATTACAAAAGCTTGAAGCTCGTATTGCTCACACACATCCACGGCGACCACTTCAACCCCGCCACGCTTCGCAGGCTCGCCAGAGAGCGGCCCACATTGCGTTTTGCGTGCTGTGTGTGGTTATGTGCAGCCCTCGTGAATGCTGGCGTTAAAATGAGCCAGATTGACGTGATACGAACAGAACGCTGGTACAACTACAAGAATCTGTGCAGAATTAAGGCGCAGGAAACAAAGCATGATGTACAAAATTGCTGCTGGCATATAGAGCTGCCGCAGCCTCCCGTTGAAAGATTGTTCTATGCAACCGACGCAAACAATCTGAACGGAATAACAGCCAAAGGCTATAATCTCTATCTCGTCGAAGCCAACTACACAGAAGCGGACATTAAAGACCGCATAGCCGAAAAGAAAATTAACGGCGAGTTTGTGTATGAAAAGCGCGTGATGCACGAGCATTTGAGTAAAGAAAAAGCCGACGATTGGCTATACCAGAACATGACAGCGCATTCCGAGTACATTTATATGCACTGCCATCAAGAGAAGGACAACTGAATATGGCTGAATTGAAATATATCCCTTTTTATCCCGGGTATATGGAAGATACGTCCGACCTTTCGGACGGTGAGTTTCGACGGCTTATGTATGCTCTTTGCGCTTATTGCGAAGGAGCAGAACGGCCCGAGCCGCTCACTGGCAAGGAAGTGATTGCGTATCGGTTCATCACCCGCAATATAAGGGCAGCTCAAGACCAGTACAACGCGAAATGCAAGGCAAATTCCGAAAACGCCAAAAAGCGAACGCAAGCGAACGTTAGCGAACGCAAGCGTTCGCAAGCGAACGTTAGCGAACGCAAGCGTTCGCAAGCGAACGATAGCCAAACAAGCCAATACAAAGAACAAAGAACAAAGAACAAAGAACAAAATATTACTACTACTACGACTACCGCGCAAGCGCGCGAAGGCTTGCAGCAGTGTGTCGAGTGTTACGAGCAGAACATCGGCGCACTTCCTCGTGCCGCATTAGATAGCATTGTGGGCTATCTGGAACAGGTAGGGCCTGACTTTGTTTGCGAGGCAATCAATCAGGCCGCTATTAACAATAAGCGTTCGTGGGGCTATGCGCAGGCGATTTTACGTGACTGTCTGCAAAAGAACATTACCACCCGCGCGGCGTATCTTGCCGAAAAAGAAGCCAGAAGCCAGCAGAAAGGAACATCACAACGGCAGCAGATGAAAACCACACAAGAAAAGCTGCGCGAAATTGCGAAAGGAGGCATAGCAGATGACGTATCAGCAGACGGCGGCGCTCCTGTCGCTGGCTATGAACTACTGGGATAACATTTGCAGCAAAACGAACGCCGAGGAAACTGCCAAAGCCTGGGCGGCGTCGCTTGCCGACGTCCCCTACAGCGCCGCACTGAAAGCTGTGCAGGAGCTTTCCAAAACGCACCGATTCAAGCCAACTGTAAGCGAGGTGCGGGAAGCTGCTGTCAAATACAGCGAATACAACGTCGCCGATAACTGGTCTATGCGCCTTGCATGGGACAGATACAAAGAGCTTGGTATCCCGCTGCCAAAGTGGTTTTCCGCTGGCGTGGTGCAGCTTGGCGATAACGCACCAGAAAGCTACAAGCTGGCGATATTGGAAAACTGCGATAGAGAAAGAATTTCATGTTGAGGTGAAAAATATGCTGAATGTTGTTGCAATCATGGGTCGCCTTGCGCGTGACCCGGAGCTTCGCCAGACTACGACGGGCAAGAATGTTGCGTCGTTCCGCATCGCCTGTGATCGCGGACGCCGTGACGCCAACGGCCAGAGCTAGGCAGACTGGCTGGACGTTGTTGCATGGGACAGGACGGCAGAGTTCGTCTGCAAGTATTTCCAGAAAGGCTCCCTGATTGCCATTGATGGCCGCTTGCAGAGCCGCAGCTATCAGGACAAGAACGGCCAGAACCGCACAGCCGTTGAAATCGTGGCCCAGAACGCGAATTTCTGCGGCAGTAAGGAAAGTACCAGCCCCGCCTCGCAGAACGCCGCACAACGCACGCAGGGTGAACCTGATGCAGCACCGCCCGCCTATTCTCAGGGTCAAGCCGATGATTTTGCCCTCATTGAGGATGAAGGCGACCTGCCGTTCTGATTATGAAACGCTTTGAAATCATCACCTACTCCCGCTCTACCGGCGACATCACCCACTCCAAGCGCCTGTATTCCAAACGTTGGAACGCCGAAGCCGCCCTGCGCACCGCAGGTTACACCCAAAATCCCCGCCTGCTGGACATTTTGTACAGCGAGAAATTTTACGCGAAAGTAAAGGAGATAGCACCGTGAAAGTATTAGTTGCCTGTGAAGAATCGCAGACAGTCTGCAAGGCGTTCCGAGAACGCGGACATGAAGCGTACAGCTGTGACATCCAGGAACCGTCTGGAGGACACCCGGAATGGCATATTTTAGGTGATGCCCTGAAAGCAATCGATGGGGGGCAAATCGTAACGATGGACGGCAAGGCTCATGATGTAGGCAAGTGGGATTTGCTGATTGCACACCCGCCTTGCACGCATTTGGCGGTTTCCGGAATGAGATGGTTTAGTGAGGGCGTAAAGCCTTTAAGCCTGAAATATGATGCGGCAGCGTTTTTTCTGAAGTTTGCCGAGGCGCCGATTGAACATATTGCGATTGAAAATCCTGTTTCGATTATGAGCAATCTATATCGAAAGCCTGACCAAATTATAAATCCTTGGCAGTACGGACACCCAGAGCAAAAGAAAACGTGCCTATGGTTAAAGAATCTTTCACTACTGCGCGAAACCAATAATGTGTACGAATACATGATGACATTGCCAGAAAAAGAGAGAGCCAGGATATGGTGGTTGGGCAGCGGTCATGCGAAAGAGAGGTCTAAAACATTTTTTGGTATTGCAAAAGCAATGGCAGAACAATGGGGCAGTTTATGATACAAAAATACATAATCTACGGCAAGCCAATCACCAAAAAAAACAGCCCCCGCATCGGATACGTTGGCGCACACTGCCCGGTATGCCATAAGGGCAAGTACGCAAAAGTTCTGCCAAGCGCAGCCTACTTGAAGTACGCAAGAACTGCCAAGATGTATTTAAAACCAGCGCCCAAAAATCCGCTGGACGGACGCTACAATGTCAAGTGCTTGTATTACATGCCTACACGGCACAGGGTAGATAAAACAAACCTTGAAAGCGCCATCATGGATATTCTGGTTGATGCCAGGATTTTGAAAGATGACAACAGCAACATCGTAGCAGCAACAGACGGCTCCCGCGTACTGTACGACAAATCCAACCCCCGCACCGAAATTTTTATCGATGAGATGCTGGACGATGAACAGCCCGTGTAAAGACTGCCCAGACCGCCATGCGCATTGCCACAGCGCTTGTAATCGCTACGGCGAGTATGCGGCCATGCTTGAAAAAATCCGCGCACAGCGGCTTGCAGATGCCGCAGCGGACGCGGCAGATGCAGAGCGCGGAATTAAAATCCGCCGCGATGTCAGAAAATACGGATTATATAAAACAGGAAAGAGTTGAAAGACATGAAAGCCAGACTTCATCCCACCCCGGCCATGCAAAAAGCCATAGACGCCTATGCAGAAGCTAAAATTCAGGGCATCTAGAGCCGTGCGCAGGAGGCCGTCATGAAGGAGCGCAACGACATTGCCACCCGCGCTACCTATCTGTGCCTGCTGGCATGCTATCAGGTCGGTCTTTCTCCCCGCACCCTGAAACGGATTCAGGATGCAATGACAGGCCCGGTATCCGATAAATACAACGAGTACCGCAATGACCAGCTTGCCGACCTCTGGGCGCAGGTAACGCTACAAAGCATCGGCATTGAAGCACCCAAAACAAAGGAGCCGCTATGACCAAAACAAAATTCTGCAAGACCTGCGGGAAAATCATGTGGGATGTACAGCCCACAAAGCGCTATTGCGATTCCTGCATCCGCAAGAGAAATATCAAAAGCGCGCAGGCGTCCTACCAGCGCCGCAGGGATGCCGGTGTTTTGAAAAAAGGCAAGAAACCCGCTGCGCATCCCTGCCTGAAGAAAACCATAAAACCAATTGAGCAATGTACCCGCGAAGCCGCCGCCCTTGGCTTGACCTATGGGCAGTATGTAGCCCGCGGGTTGGATAAGGAGTAATCGCAATGGTATTTGATATTACAGTCAGCCGCTACGATGTGGGCAAATGTCCGCACTGCGGAAAGCCAATCAAAGGCACAATGCAAGACTATAAGGATTCCTGCGGGCGTGTCTGGAAAGAGTATCTCGAAAAAATAGGCTATTATGTGCCATATGAAATCCGCGAGAAAGAGCCAGAACGCGATTTTTATGGAAAAGATATGACGCTCACATCCGAACAGGCAAAAGACCTTGTAACTTTTGCAAGAGAACACGATGTATTCGGTTGGGTAAGCATTAAGATGCTGGTCGATTGCGCCATAGAAAACGGCGATTTTGTGGTTATAAACGCAGATTGGTAAGGAGTGAGACTATGGACGTAGTTGAATTTTTCAAGACGGTAAACAGATTGCGCAAAAATCAAAGATGCTGCAAGGAATGCCCCATCCATAAAAATGACGACATGGGCTGCATGGTTAGGGCCGACGACGATTCAATTAAAAGCATCGATGAAACAGTTTCAAAAGTCGAGCAATGGGCGAAAGACAACCCAATCAAGACTCGCCAGAGCGAGTTTTTGAAGTTGTTTCCCGATGCGGAAACGGATGAAAGCGGGATTCTTATTTTTTGCCCACGCAAATTTGACCCAGAAAATATAAATAGCGTACATTGCCATAGACATGGGTGTTTGGAGGATGAATAAATGGCAATCAGTAAAAAGACCCGCGTTGCGGTGTACAAGAAATTTGACGGTCATTGCGCTTACTGTGGCCGCCACATTGCCTACAATGATATGCAGGTAGACCACTTCAAGCCGCAGAGGGCGTGGAACCCAGAGGATTCCGGCACGGACGACATTGAAAACCTTATGCCGTCCTGCCGCATGTGCAACCATTACAAACGCGCCCACGACCTTGAAACATTCAGACGATACATTGCAGAGATTCCGCGAAAATTGCAAGAAAACTACATTTACAAGATCGGCATCGCTTACGGCAATGTGCTGGAAAATCCGAAAGCGATCAAATTCTATTTTGAGAAAGTGAGGGATAACCATGAGACTGATTGATGCAGAGGAAAAGAAAGAACCCACGGAGGTGAACGCAGATGACTGACTGGGTAAGCGTTAAAGACAGACTTCCACAAGCAAAACAAATGGTTCTTGCATACGAAGCAGCGTTTGATTCTATGTCTATGGCGTTCAGACTTCCGAACACAGAAGAATTTATCAACGCGGGCGATTATTACGCTCTGGACGCCGTCACCCACTGGATGCCGATCCCCGAACCCCCGGAGGTGACCCCACGACAAAACAGCAACTAGTTGATGAATACGCCCGCGAACATCTTTGCGCGACATGCGAGTGGAAGAATGACAATATTTGCACGCTGCCGCGCTGCATGAAAATGGAAGAAAGGAGCAAAAATGAAAGAAAGACCGCTCAACCTAGATGAATATGGAATTTCAAAAGAAAGATACCTTGAATTAAAGCACTTTTGCAAAAGATACGCTGAAATGCGGTTGGAAATTGCTAGTGCAAGAGGTCTTGATGCGGTTTCAAATGACGGTTTGCCGCACGGAAACGGAAAGGCAGACCCAACAGCTAGAAAGGCTGACAGAGCGCTAAAGTTAAGCACAGATGTCCGAATCATTGAGGACGCGGCAAGAGAAGCAGACCCCTTAAACTGGTGCGCTCTGTTGAAAAACGTAACAGAGGGAACGGCTTACGAATACCAGCCTGTGTATTGCGGCAGACGGCAGTTTTACGAAAGCAGAAGAAAATTTTTCTGGCTTTTGGACAAGAAAAAAGGGTAACTGTGGGGACGTTGTCAAGTGGTATTATGAATATGCTGGAAACTGTAAAGAGGGTACATTACAGTCCATAGCAAAACCTCCTATTCTCGATACTGACAGCCGGGAAAGACCGGCATTTTATTTGCTGCATAGCCAGCCGCAAACTGGGACTGACCAGTCAATACGGCAAGGGCGCTGCGTTCCGAAGCAACGGCGCGGCAAAGGTGCAATACCTATGTGCAGTACCAGAGGGCAGGGTCGCAACCTGTCTGTGTGAGCGTGCGCGGTATACCTCACAAATGATGACAATGGTCGTGCAAACGGCAAGCCGCACATGCCCTTGTAGCTCAATGGCAAGAGCCTTGGTGTGCCGGTTCAAGTCCGGCTGAGGGCACATGCTGGGTCGCTCCCACCGGTGAAAGCCCGGCGCAGGCAAAACGCGATAGATAACCTGAACGCTGTAAGCAAAGCGGAAAGCCGATCAGGATCGCGGCGCGATGGCAGGTCGCAACGGGACTTCGAGAGCCTGAAAAAGTCTGCCCGGCATCTGCTTGTGCGGACTCCGTTACTGACGCAGTTGCGCATCGCCGGAACCCATAATATCAAAGCAGAGACCGCGACCAGCGGACGGGATATAAATAACGCTGGATTACATTGCGGATTTGCTCCCCGCAACGGGTGAGGTCGGCACAGCATACACCGACATGGCGGGAACGCGCTTTTCCTCCGGCGCAAAGGGGGTTTGGGGGATATAAGCCTACACAAATTGTGTGGGCTTTTTGTATTGTAAGGCGAGGTGATAAAGTGGCATCAAGAAAAAATCCGGTGGGCGCACCACCTAAATACAGAAGCGTAAAGGCAATGCAAGAAAAGATTGATGCCTACTTTGAAGCCTGCAAAGGACAGCCGTTCTTAGACGATAACGGCGAACCGATGCGAAATAAAAACGGCTATATCATCTATGACGATAAAAAGCCACCTACTGTGACAGGATTGGCGCTTGCACTTGGTTTTGCATCAAGGCAGGCGCTTTTGAATTACCAAAATAAACCAGAGTTCAATGACACGATTACGCGTGCAAAGACCCGTTGCGAACAATACGCCGAAGAAAGACTGTATGACAAAGACGGCTCCGGCGGCGCACAGTTCAGCTTGCGAGCAAATTTCGGATGGCAGGATAAGCCGGAACAACAGCAGGATAGCGAGGTGCTAATCATAGATGACTTGTAAGCTATCTGGCGTTGTTTCCCCTTGCTTTTCTAAAGTCCACCGTGAAATCAAGGCGGGCAATGTAAAAGAGCTTGTCGCAAAGGGCGGGCGCGGCAGTACAAAATCCAGCTATATTAGCATAGAGCTAATTTTGCAGCTGCTAAAGCATCCGCAATGTCACGCGGCGGTTTTCCGCAAGGTCGGAAACACACTGCGCACAAGCGTTTATGCGCAAATCGTTTGGGCTATCAATGAGCTTGGATTGCACGACCATTTTCGCTGCACTGTATCCCCTATGGAATGCACCTATTTGCCAACTGGGCAAAAGGTGCTTTTTTTCGGTATGGATGACCCAGGCAAGGTCAAATCGGTGAAGATGCCGTTTGGCTATATCGGGATTGCTTGGTTTGAGGAGCTAGACCAATTTGACGGCGCAGAGCAGATACGAAATGTTGAGCAGTCGTGCTTGCGTGGAGGTAACTGGTCAATTACATTCAAGAGCTTCAACCCGCCTGCAATGGCCCGCAACTGGGCGAACGGCTACGCTTTGCAGCCCCGCAAGGGAAAGCTAGTACATCATTCCACCTACAAAACAACGCCCGCAGAATGGCTCGGAGAGCGGTTTCTGGCCGATGCTGAATATTTGCAGCGCACAAACGAAACGGCCTACCGACACGAGTATCTGGGCGAGGTTGTCGGCAGCGGCACAGCGGTATTCGAAAACCTGAAAATTCAACCAATCACAGACGAGCAGTTGAAAACATTCGACAGAATCAAGCGCGGCGTTGACTGGGGCTGGTATCCTGACCCATGGGCATACAATGCAATGCACTATGACGCAGCGCGGCGCACGCTGTACATCTTCGATGAACTGACACGGCGCAGAACCAGCAACAGGGACACTGCGCAACTGCTTTTGGATAGAGGGCTGACGCGTGAGGATAAAGTCTGCGCGGATAGCGCCGAGCCAAAATCTATTGCTGACTATAACAAGTACGGCGTAAAGACGTTCCCAGCCCGCAAGGGGCCGAAATCGGTTCGGTATGGCACAAAATGGTTGCAAATGCTGGAAGCTATTGTCATTGACCCGGAACGATGCCCGGATACTGCAAAAGAGTTCAGCGAGTATGAATACGAGCGGGACGGCAAGACGGGTGAAGTGCTGGAAGGCTACCCGGATTTGAACAACCATCACATTGATGCAGTGCGTTATGCGATGGAAAGCACAGCGAACAAGGCGGGGGACACCGCCGAAACCAGATACAAGAGCATTTTCGTGTAAAGGCGGTGAGAAGACGTGAAAACATACCAAGATTTTGTAGCGGTTGGCGAGGACGAAAAAGCCCGCATGAGTTTCATACTTGGCGCAATCAATGAGTATAAGGCCGACCATAGCACACGCCTTGCAGCGAACGCCAACAAGTATTACCACGGAGAAAACCCTACAATCAACAAATACGAGAAAATCATTTACGACATGCAGGGCAAGGCGCACCGTGACATGTACACGGCAAATCACAAGATTGCAAGCAAGTTTTTTGGCTTGGTCGTAGACCAAGAAGTTTCGTATTTGCTGGGCAACGGCGTTTCATTTCAGGAACCGGAGACAAAAAAGGCGCTGGGTGCGACGTTTGACGAAGATATTATGGACGCTGCCCGCCATGCTTTGATTGACGGGCAGTCTTTCGTGTTTTGGAATCTCGACCATGTGCAGGTGTTCGCAGCAGAGGAATTTGTTCCTCTATACGACGAGGAAGACGGCTCTATTAAAGCCGGAATCCGTTTCTGGCAGGTGGCAGACAATAAGCCGCTGCGCGCCACGCTGTACGAGCTTGACGGTTACACAGAGTATCTAAAGCCCAAAAGCGATGATATGGCGATTCTCAAGCCGAAACGCGCATACAAGTTGAAGCTGCGCACCAGCGAGGCAGACGGCACAGAAATTTATGACGGTGAGAACTATCCCGGATTTCCTATTATCCCGCTGAAAAACGGCGAGAAGGCCCACAGCGAGCTACAGGGGCGACAGAATACCATTGACGCGCTCGACCTTGCTAGCTCCAACATGGTAAACAACGTTGACGAAGGCAACCTGATTTTCTGGGTTCTGACCAACTGCGGAGGCATGGACGAGCAGGACGACACAAAGTTCATTGAGCGTCTGAAAACGACCCATGTAGCCCATGCTGACGGTGATGAGGGCGCGAAGGCCACGCCACAGAGCATCGAAGCGCCGTTTCAAGGCACGCAGGCGACTATTGATATGCTCACCAAAAAGTTATACGAGGACTTTCAGGCCTTTGATTCTGCCGCTGTCAGCGCTGGCAACCAAACTGCAACGGCCATCAAGGCCAGTTATGTGCCACTCGACCTGAAAACGGACAAGTTTGAAAGCTGCGTAACGCGCTGCATCAAGGGCATTTTGGCGGTTGCCGGTCTTGATGACGAGCCGACATACACGCGCAACCAGATTATCAACAAGCAGGAAGAGTCGCAGACGGTCTTGCTCGGAGCAGAATATTACGACGACGAGTACATCACGCGCAAGCTATTGACCATTCTCGGAGACGCAGACCAGTACGAGGATTTGATGAAGCGAAAGGCGGCAGAGGAGGTAGACCGTACAATTACCAACCAGCCACCTAACGAGCCGCAGAACCAGCCGGGAGAAGGAATGAACGGCAATGGCGAAACCTGATTATGCCCACAGAATGACCGACGCCGAGCTTGCACAGCTTGAGCGTCGCATTTCTGCTATATACCAACAGGCAGCAGACGAACTGTCAGACACGGTAAACGCTTACTTTGAGCAGTTCGAAAAGCGAGACGCAGCCATGAAAGAAAAGCTGGATGCAGGCGAAATTACAGACCAGCAATACAAGCAATGGCGGCTTGCGCAGATAGGACGAGGCAAGCGTTTTACGGCGCTGCGGGACAAGGTGGCAGAAAGATACACTTATGCCAATGCAACGGCTGTGGCCTATGTCAATGACGCCACGCCGGGCATTTACAGCTTGAACCGCAATTACGCTGCTTACAAAATTGAGCAGGTTTCCGATAAAGCAGATTTTACGCTGTGGGATGAGCAGACTGTGAAACGCTTAATCGATGAACAGCCTGACTTGATGCCATATTACCAGCCAAAGCGTGCATTGCAGCGCGGCATTGACCTGAAATACGGAAAGCAGCAAATTACAGCTAGTGTCACAAGCTCCATTCTGCAAGGCAAAAGCATACCGAAAATAGCCAACGACCTGCAACAGCGTATGCGGGATATGAGCCGTGCAAGCGCTATCCGAACCGCCAGAACGGCAGTCACAGCGGCGCAGAACGCGGGACGGCTAGATACTTACCGCGCCGCACAAGACATGGGCATAAAGCTCAAAAAGCGCTGGCTGGCAACGCTGGACAACCGCACACGCCACGCCCATGCAATGCTTGACGGCCAGACAGTAGACGTTGACAAGCCATTTAAGGTTGACGGTTACGAGCTTATGTATCCCGGTGATACTTCTGCCCCGGGCTATCTTGTGTATAACTGCCGATGCACCCAAATTGCAGAGGTTGACGGCGAGGATACAAGCAGCGGCGGCAGACGCGCCAGAAACCCCAAAACGGGGGAATCTGTTCTTGTGGGAGATATGACCTATGCAGAGTGGGCGGGGTGGAAAAAACAGAACCAACCGAAAATGCCAAGATTCACACCCGCCACAACAATAGAAGAAGCACAGAAATACGCCGACAAATTTGTTGAAAGTTATAAGACCAAGTATAGCGGAAAGGTTGATTACAGCGGCATTGATATTGAATATGCGAATAAAATGAACCGCGCATTTACCGAAGTGCTTGAACAATATGCTGTGCCAAATAAGTTGCGGAATATCGTGCCTTTCAACATGAGAGAAAAGCGCTTCAAAGATACAACAGCAGAAGCTGCATATCAATGGGGTCTTTCTGATTTCTATTACAACAAAAAGTATTTAAAGTCGGCAAAGACAATGGCTGCGCACAAAAAAGAATATGCAGATTTACTTGAAAAAGTATTGCCAAACATTGACAAAGCAATAGAGATCAATGATGGGAAAAGCAACGCTACGGCAACATTGCAGCTGCGTTATCTAAAAGCCCTAAAAAACACTGGCAGGACAAATGTATTTGAGCCGGATGCCTACGGTACAACGATTCATGAGCTTGGCCATTACCTTGATGACCAAATTTTTACGAAGGCCGCAAAAGAATCCGGGCTGGATATTACAGAAAGCTTTAACAATTATTCTGGAAAAATTTCTGCATATGCGACAAGCAGTAGGCAAGAATACGTTGCAGAAAGTTTTGCAGCGTATTGGAAAGGCGAAAAAGATATAATTGACCCCAAACTGTTTGACTTGTTTGAAAGGCTGAAAAATGGGAAATAATGAATACATCATATATGATATTTTGGAACCGTTAAAGGCTATTGCAGAAAGTTTGAGCAATGAAAATCACACTTGAAGACCACAGCGCCGAGGTATTGGAAGCGCTAAACGCTGCTTGCCTAAAGGCACTTGAAGAATGCGGACTTGTGGCAGAGGGGTACGCTAAAAAGCTATGCCCTGTTGACACAGGCAACTTGCGCAACAGCATTACACATACTGTCAGCGACGGCGAAAAAGCCGCATATGTCGGCACAAATAGCGAATACGGCGTATACGTTGAGTGCGGAACCGGCATATATTACCCCGGCGGCAGACAAACGCCGTGGACGTATCATGACGAAAAAGGCAATTGGCATCTGACGCACGGGCAACGGGCAAAGCCTTTTATCAAGCCTGCCGTTTCCGAGCACGGCGAACAGTACAAAAGAATAATCAAAGCAGAGCTGAAAGGCAAATAAGCCTCTCGGCTCTTTTTATTAGTGGTAATTGCAAATTTTGCAACTGCCACTTTTTTATACCCAAAAAATGTTTCCTTTCAAATTATCTGAAAGGAAACATTTTTACAAACTTTTTGCAAAAACAGCAAAGAAGCGCTGTTTTTATATAAAACGCAAATGTCGAAGAACTGACACCGAAGAAAAGGAGCGAAAACATTGGCTATTACTCGTAAGCTGCTGAAAGGTATGGGGCTGACCGAAGAGCAGCAGGACACTATCATTGAAGCCCACACTGACACCGTAAACGGTTTGAAAGCTGACATTGACCGCTATAAAGCCGATGCGGAAAAACTTCCCGGCGTTCAAAAGGAACTGGACGACCTGAAAGGAAAGGGCGATGACGGTTACAAGGCAAAGTATGAATCCGAGCACAAGGCTTTCGAGGATTACAAAAAGACCGTTGATGCCGAAAAGACGACCGCTGCCAAAGAAAAGGCAGTGGAAGCCGTGCTGAAGAAAATCGGCGTATCCGAAAAGCGCTTGCAGAGCGTGGCGAAGCTGGCAAAGGCTGACGGCCTGCTTGATGCGCTGGAGCTGAACGATGACGGAGCTGTGAAAGAGGCTGACAAGCTGGAAAGGAGCTTGAAGGACAGTTACAGCGAGTACATCACCACCACCAGCACAAAGGGAGCCGACACGCCAACCCCGCCCGCCAACAGCGTCGGCGCAAATCTAACAATGGCCGACATCTACAAAAAAGATGAAAAAGGGCGCTATGTCATGGATTATGAAGCACGCCTGAAAGCCATCGAAGAAAATCTGAACAACCAGAACACATGAAAGGAGCCTTAAAATGGCAGCAACTAAAGTTGAAACCATGACCACCCCCCGCGACAGTTTGCCCAATGTCTACACCGGCGTGACTGCTCGCGAGCTGGATTTTGTGACCCGCTTTGCCGACAACTGGGAGGCACTGCGGGAAATCTACGGCATCATGCGGCCCATCCGCAAGCAGGCGGGCACCTCGCTGGTGTCTTACACAGCTAGCATTGCGCTGGAGAGCGGCACTGTGCCCGCCGGTGCTGTAATCCCCTATAGCAAAACCACTATCACCCAGGCCACAAAGGAAGACATCACCCTGCAAAAGTACGCAAAAGCCGTGCCCATCGAGGATGTGGACAAGTATGGCGCGACTATTGCCGTACAGAAGTCCGACGATGCTTTCCTCACCAAGCTGCAAAACGAGGTGATGAGCAAATTCTACACCTTCCTGAACACCGGCAGCCTGACCGGCGAAGCTGCCTCCTGGCAGGCCGCTCTGGCGAAGGCACAGGGCGAGGTGCTGAACAAGTTTGCCACCATTCAGAAGGATGTGACCGAAGTAGTCGGCTTTGCGAACATCCTGGATGCTTACGACTATCTGGGCAGTGCGCAGGTGACCGTGCAGAACGCTTTCGGCCTGACCTACATCAAGAACTTTATGGGCTATAGCACCCTGTTCCTGCTGCCCGCAACTCAGATTGCCCGCAACAAGGTCATTGCAACCCCCGTTGAGAACATTGACCTGTACTATGTTGACCCCTCTAGCGAGTTTTCGAGCCTGGGCCTGACTTACACCGTGAGCAGCGAAACTCCCCTGATCGGCTTCCACGCTCAGGGCAACTATGGCACTGCTGTGGGTGAGAGCTTTGCGGTTATGGGCATGGCGCTGTGGGCCGAGTACCTGGACGGCATTGCGGTTATCACTGTCAATCCTGCTGCGGCTAAAGCCGCTGTAAACACCAAGGGCTGATAAAAGGGGGCAGCGTAATGCTTGAAGAATTGATGCGAGAGTGCCGGAACTGGTTTAAGGTCCCAGATGGCGCGTACAGCGGCACATTTACCATCAAGGACGGCAGCATTACGCTGCCTTTTTTAGTTGATGGGCAATATTTCCGCATTATCGGGAGCGTTTTCAACGATGGCGTGCACCAGTACGGTGCTGGCGGCTTGACCGATGAAACGTTTGACGGTGCTGTGTGGGCGCTGGCTGTGCCAGCTGCCTTTATTTCTCTGGTTGAGGATGTGGAAGCATGGCGCAACAAGTATGAGAGCGCTGCAAACAGCCCGTTTCAAAGCGAGAGTTTTGCGGGGTATAGTTACACCAAATCGAGCGCGAACGGCAATTCTAGTGGGTCTGTGACGGGCTGGCAGGGTGTGTTTGCGTCCCAACTGAACAAATGGAGAAAGCTATGAGCCTTTTAGATGATTTTTCGCATAGCTGCATCATCATGGACAAGCTGACAAAGCCTGACGGAGAAGGAGGCTATGCTACCGAGTGGAGAGAGGGCGCAGAGTTTGCGAATTACGTTGCACTGGACAGCAGCCTTGAAGCACGGCAGGCCGAAGCGCAGGGCGTGACCAGCGTATATACCGGCATTGTGCGGAAAGATGTGCCCATCGAGTACGGCAGCGTGTATAAGGACGTTACGACCGGGGCATATTTCCGGGTCACGAGCCGCCCGGAAGAAAAGCAAGCCCCGGCAAGCGCTTCCCAGATGCTGAACGGCCTAAAAAGCTTTACGGCTGAACGATTGCGGGAGGGATTGCCGACATGACAAAGGGCGCTGCATTACAGCAGTTTTTTGGGCAATTTATGACCGCATACCCCAGCAACGCCGTGCCGAAAGACGCAGTGCTCCCATACCTGACCTATGATGCCGTGATGGATACTTGGTCAAATTCTGTATCTATCACAGTAAATATGTGGTTTCATACCACATCCGAAGCTGTGCCAAACGCAAAGGCGCAAGAACTTTTGACAGCTCTTACACAAGGCGACCCGACTTTGCCGTGCGATGATGGAATTATCTGGCTCAAGCCCGGCTCACCGTTTAGCCAATCGCTGGCAGATGACACAGACAAAAACCTAAAACGGCGGTACATCAACGTGACCGCCGAATTTTTATGCCTAAATTGAGGTGAAAATATGAAGTTTACCAGAATTCCCGAATCGGCGTTCAAAGAATTGGTTCTGAACGCAGGCTATCTTGCAACTACGTTTGACCCGACTGCCGGTACTGCGCCGGAAGAAAGTGCGCTGCTGGGCGCCACGACTGGCGGCATCAACTTTACGGCTGTGCCAAGCTTTACCGACTTCGGCGAGGACATCGACAACTGTCCCAAGAACATGAAAGAGCTGAAGCAGATTGAATCCTGGGAAGTCAAGTGCAGTGGCACTTATGTTTCGGCATCCCCTGCCAATGTAAAAAGTATGCTTGGCGCAGCAGAGGAAACAACCACTTCCAAGGTTTCCAAAATCACGCCGCGCAACGACCTGAAAGACAGCGACTTTACCGATTTGTGGCTGCTGTGCGATTACTCTGACAAGCACGGCACTACGAACGGAGGTTTCTGCGCCATTCACATGATGAATACGCTGTCTACCGGCGGTTTCAGCTTGAAGACGGGCGACAAGGAAAAAGGCCAGATGAGCTTTGAATACACGGCGCACTACTCCATTACCGCGCAGGACACTGTGCCGTGTGAGGTTTATATCAAGGCCGGAGAGGATGAAGCATAATGCGAATTTTTTCTGAACTTAGCACTGACGAAGCGCTGGAAGTCGTTTTGCAAATCGCGCAGCCCATCACAAACCTGCTTGATGATGAAGCGCTTGTGAAAGAGATGCAGAAAGCGATGCCGAAGGGCGAAACGACCCGTATTGCAATGCAGCGTTTTGGCCTTGCGAAAATTGTTAAGCTGCTGAACATTGCGTTGAAACAGCACCGCGAGGACGTGTACGAAATTCTCGCACCGTTCAACGGCCTGACGGTGGAAGAAATCGGCAAACAGAATTTTCTTATCACCTGCAAGCAAGTTGCCGACCTGCTGAACGATAAGGGATTTGTTGATTTTTTCAAATCGTATCTCGGTGGCGAGCAGAACAAGTAATCCCTGTACTGCTGAAAATGCCGAAACTGAGCGCAAAGGCGCTTGTGTCGGCGCTGCCTTACGCTTTAAAAGCTGATTTTGAGGAACAGCTGTACAAGGTGTACATGACTGATAGTGCGTGGAGCCTTGTGGTAGCTGTGACCGGCGTACAGGACAGGCCAGCGAGATATATTGACATTATCCACCCGCCCAAAGTGGATACGCGGACACCGGAACAGGTGCAGGCAGATTTCAAAGACTTTGCGGCGCGGCATGGATTGAAAGAAGCAGAGAAAAAAGCCGCCCAAACAGAGGGCGGCTAAACTTAGAAACAATTTTTGATAATGGCTTTATAGGTTGGCTCGTCAACTTCCAACAGGAAGCGCTTGCCGCTGTAACGCCATTGCGGGTCATCTATAAGCTGTATAACAACCTGATAAACGCCTTTTTGCTTGGCAGTCATTGCACCGGCAACCATGCCAGCACCACCAAACAAAGCACCGCCGACCATGCCGCGCATAACGCCGGAAGCCATAGATGTTTTGTGAGTTTCATCTACCACAGAGTAACCGGCAACAGTACGGCTGTTTAGTTCAAGTGCTGATAGACCACCAACGTCCATAGAGACTTTGCCAAATGAAACAGACACCTTTTTGCACATAAAATCACCGGCGATTACTGCATTTTTTGCTTTTGCCATAAAAAACACCTCCTATTGCTTAGAATACAGCAGATAAAGCAGAAATTCAAGAAGGGAGTGATAGATTGGACGTTTTTAACTTATATGCAAAATTAAGTCTGAACACAGACGACTATGAAAAAGGCGTTGAAAAGGCAAAAGGCGGCGCATCATCTTTGATGGACGTGTTCAGCGGTACGCTGCTTGGCAATGTCGTTTCAGACGGTTTGCGGACCGTAGCCAATGGGATTACGGAAATCGGGAAAACCGCTGCGAACATGGCCGTGTCGATTGGCAAGGCATCGCTGGACAGCTATGCGGACTATGAGCAGCTTGTAGGCGGCGTAGAAACGCTGTACAAAGATAGTGCGGGAATCATAGAGAGCTACGCAAAAGACGCATACAAGAATGTAGGTCTTTCAGCAAATGATTACATGGAAACATCCACATCGTTTGCGGCTGCTCTGGTTTCAAGTTTGGGCGGTGACACAGGAAAAGCCGCTGAAATGGCAAATACTGCAATTTCGGATATGTCCGATAACGCGAACAAGATGGGCACCAATATGCAGTCCATACAGGATGCATATAACGGATTTGCGAAGCAAAACTATACTATGCTCGACAATCTTAAGATCGGGTACGGCGGCACGCAAGCTGAGATGAAGCGGCTTATCAAAGAAGCTGCTGCTATGACGGACACGCAGAAAGAGCTTGGCGTAACGGTCGATTCCAACAGTATGTCCTATGCGAACATTGTACAAGCGATTCATGTCGTGCAGGCCAACATGGGCATCATGGGAACGACCAGTAAGGAAGCTGCAACTACAATTCAAGGCAGTACAGCGTCGATGAAGAGCGCTTGGGAAAATCTTTTGATCGGAATTGCAGACCCGGAGCAAGACTTTCAAGCCTTGGTGGACAACCTTGTTGACAGCGTTATTACGGCTGGCAATAACATTATACCGCGCATCAAAGAGATTGTTCCTACTCTAATTGATGGCTTAAGCGAACTGGTCACACAGCTTGCGCCTTATGTAAGCGGCGTGATTATGGAGCTGGAACCGACTATTGAAGAGGGCTTGCAGGCACTTTTCGGCGGGTTAAGCAGCGTAGCAAGCGAATTGCAGCCCATTGTTGCTGATGTGTTTTCTTTTTTTGGCGATGCAATTATTTCCGGGCTGACAAGCGCGATTGAAAACTCTGACTTTTCGTTCCTGCTTGACATTTTTGACAATGTTAAAACAGCAGTTGAAGAAGTCGTGCCTGTAATTGAAGAAATTGCCCCCGCGCTTGTGACGGTTGGTGCAGCTGTAAAAGGCTGGCAAATCGGGACGAAAATTCAAAAGATGGTAACGGCTTTTGACGAAGCCAAGGTTGCTGTTTCTTTGTTCAGCATGGGACTTTCTGACACGGAAATTGCACAGGGTGCGCTCAATGGCACATTAAAGGCATCCGAAGTTCTTGCCGGATTGCTTACAGGGAAGATTTCCCTTATGACGTTGGCACAGGCGGCAGCGGCAAAAGCGCAAGCCGCTTTTAATGCGGTTTTGGCAGCAAACCCAATTACACTGGTTGTGGTTGCAATTGGCGCACTGGTTGGCATTTTGGCTGTTCTGTATGCGAAAAACGAAGATTTCAGAAATTCTGTAAATGGCGTTATTGAAAACATCTGGGCAAAAATCCAAGAGTTTGTAGCATGGGTGCAGCCTTATGTTGAAGCGGCTATGCAGGTTATTGGGCAGGTTGTTACGCAGGTCATTACAGATTTGACCCCAGTTATACAGAGCATCGGTGAAGCGTTCAGCGCTGCATGGAGCCTTGTACAGACTGTATGGGCATGGGCAAGCGCATTCTTTCAGGCTATCTTCCAGTCAATTGTGGTCATCTTTACGCCGTTTGCACCGATTATCAGCGGATTCTTTCAGGGCGCGTGGATTATCATTCAAAGCATCTGGAATGTTGCGGTAAGCTTTTTCCAGACTGTGTTTGATTTGATTACCGGCGTGTTTTCTACGATTGACGCTGTGTTGTCTGGTGACTTTCAGAGCGCGTGGGAGTCAATTCAGGGCATCTTTGAAGGTGTGTTTGGCTTTTTCTCTACTGTCGGCCAAAACGCTGTAGAGGGCATCAAGGGTGGCATTGCGGCTGTTTGGGACGGTCTTGTCAGCTTCGTGCAGGGCTTGTGGGATGGCATCAAGAGTATTTTTGTCATCAATGCAAGTGATGTGAAAAACAACACGGGGTCTGACGGTAGCCACGCAGGCGGCATGGATTATGTCCCCTATAACAACTACATTGCCAACCTGCATCGCGGCGAGATGGTGCTTACAAGCGAAGAGGCGACGCAATACCGTAAAGGCAACGAAAACGCGGCTGGCGGTATGACGTTTAACATCAATATTAACGGCATTCAGTTTTCCGATGTGAATTCTATGGCACATGCGCTAGCAAATCAGATTTCGTATGAGCTTCAGGCGCAAAGCAACAGAAAGGCGGCTGTATATGCTTAATGGATTTTGGTTGGACGGCATTTGTAGCCTTGATGTTGGGATTCGGTTGCAAAGTGGAATTACTTTCGGCCAACCGACACCCAGGGTTACATCCACGACCATTTCTGGCCGCAGTGGAGATTTGACTGAATGGGATGGAAGCTATGGTAATGTTAGTGCAGCTGCAAAATGCTTTGCGCTGACGGACACTGATGTAAGCGACACTTTGCCAACGATTGCAGCTTTTCTGCGTGGAACTACTTTTAGCTATCGCAGGCTTGAAACAGAGGAAGAACCAAATGTGTACAGAATGGCGCGGGTAGTTAATTTCCCAGAAACTGATATCCGGGCAAACCACCTTGCGCCATTTACCATTTCGTTGGATTGCAAACCACAGAAATACTTAAAAGACGGCGAAAATGCTGTTGAAGTCAAAAGCGGTGATTCTCTGTACAATCCAACTGTATTCCCTTCCCTTCCGCTTATCGCACTAACCATTACTAGCGATGCCAAATTACAAGTTGGGGGCACACAAATAAGTGTTACAGGTTACACCGGGCCGATGTATCTAGACTGCGAAATGATGGACGCTTATAAAGAAGCGATAAACTTAAATAAATATGTAACTGCGCCTGAATTTCCCACTCTGGGGGCAGGAGCTACACAAATCAGTTGGAGCGGCGGCATTAGCAAGTGCGAAATCACACCTAGATGGTGGACGTTGTAGGAGGTGTAAATCATTAGCTATCCGAGATATTATGACGGCACGACGGGGCTTAAGGGCAACGGTGTGGGGGTGCTGCGGGATGCTGTAAGCTGCACCGTGACCGAGGAGCGAAACGGAGCGTTTGAACTGGAAATGGTCTATCCCATCACCGGGCAGCATTACAGCAGCCTGGCGCTGCGCGGGCTGATTCTGGCAAAGCCGAACCCCTACGGTGAGGCGCAGTATTTCCGCATTTATAAAATCAGCCGCCCCATCAACGGCCAGGTGACGGTCAACGCGCAGCACATCAGCTACGATTTGAGCGGCATTCCGGTGGGGCCTTGTAAGGCGTTGAACGCAGTCGACGCCTTGCAGCAGCTCAAAAGCCATGCGGCGGTAAGCTGTGACTACCAATTCTGGACGGACATCCAGACGGTGGCAGACTTTGCCGTTGCCGTGCCGGGCAGCCTGCGCAGCCTGCTGGGCGGCGTGGAGGGCAGCGTGCTGGATGTGTACGGCGGTGAATACGAGTGGGACAACACCACCGTGAAGCTGCACAGCCAGCGCGGCACCGACCGCGGTGTGACGATCCGCTACGGAAAGAACCTGACCGACTTGACCCAGGAGGAAAGCTGCGCCGAGGTCTACACCGGCGTCTACCCCTACTGGGTGGACAGCGACGGCAACGTGACCCAGATCACCGGCAACCCGGTTGTCAACGTGCCGGACGGCCAGTATAACTTTGTGCGGGTGCTGACGCTGGACGTGAGCCAGGACATAAAAGAGCAGCCCACCGCCGCGCAGCTACGGCAGGCCGCGCTGGATTATATCGCCGCAAACAAAGTGGGCGTGCCGAAGGTAAGCCTGACATTGAGCTTTGCCCAGCTGGAACAGACCGCCGAATATGCCGACAAGGCCCTGCTGGAGCGGGTGTGCCTGTGTGATACCGTACATGTGCAGTTTGCAAAGTTGGGCGTGAGCGCTGATGCAAGTTGTATCAAAACGGTCTATGACGTGCTGCTGGAACGTTACGACAGCGTGGAGCTGGGGGACGTCCGCAGCAGCCTGGCCAACACCGTGGCCGACATGGGCAAGACCGTACAGAGCACCGTGAACAAGACGCGCAGCGACCTGGAACGGGCCATTGACCGCGCCACACAGCTTATCACCGGCAATCTGGGAGGCTATGTGGTGCTGCACAGCTCCACCGGCGCGGATGAGCCGGACGAGATCCTTGTGATGGATAAGCCGGAAATTGAAAAGGCTACCAAGGTCTGGCGGTGGAATCTGGCCGGTTGGGGTTACAGCAGCAGCGGCTACGGCGGGCCGTACCGCCTGGCCGCCACGATGGACGGTGCAATCAACGCCGATTTCATCACGACCGGAACTATGAGTGCGAATCTTATCCGGGGCGGCGTTCTGCAGTCCACCAACGGAAAGTTTGTGTCCAATTTGGACACGGGCGTCACGACTTTTAACGGCGGGCTGGTTGTGAATAGCGACAACTTTAAAATCGGCTCGGACGGGTCTGTGGACATCACCGGAAAATTCACTTCGACGGTGTCGGAGAGCAAGTGCGTCATCGACAACGCCAAAATTGAAATGTACCGCAAGACTAACGACGGAAACTGGCACATGGGCGCGTTTATGTCTACATGGGGCAGCAACAACGCCGTGGGCCGCTTGGTGCTGTACGGCCCGGCGGCACGCAATGCGAATGAAATGGTTTCCAACGTAACAATGGCCGGCCAATATTCCGGGGGTGCCATTGCTATTAGTAACGCCGCTGGTGATGTGAAAATTGAAATGGGTATCGATGGTGCCGGTGACGGTTACTTTCACATCAACGGTAAATCTATAACATAAGGAGGTTGACCCTGCAATGGCAATAGCCACTTATAGTCCACCAGACGGTGCGATTGTTAAAAAAGCACGAACGGATTTCGACTTACGCATAGTTCAACAGCCGGTACATTTGGTGCAGTACGATGATACTGTCAGTGTACTGGCTGTTAGTTTGTATAAGAGCGGTCAACCTTGGACCGTTCCGACAAATGCTGACGTGAACATTCGTATGGATAAGAGAGATGGGCATTATGTTTATAACCCTGCTCTCGGGGTTAATGCAGAACGAAACGTGGTATATCTGGCAATCACTCGTCAAATGACTGTTCATGAAGGAGCGGTGTACCCGGTGCTTGAAGTTCTAACAGAGGCTGGTACAGCCTCTACTGCTTCCTTAAGACTGGATATCGACCGTAATCCGGTACCAATGACCAAAATTACCAGCAGTGACGAGTACAAAACTCTTCGCGAAATTTTAGATGAGGTTACAAAAAGTGCCCAAATTGTAAAAGATAACCAAGACGCAATTCAAAGTGCTTACGAAAATCTCGCGGCTATCGAAGCCGCCCCTGCCAACGCCACGGCCGCTGCGGCCAGTGCGAAAGAGGCCCGCAGCTGGGCCGTGGGTGATACAGCATCCCGCCCTGGTGAGGGCATGGACAACGCAAAATACTACGCCGCGCTGGCCCAGCAGGTCAGCCAGGGCGCGGTAGGCTGGTACCCGAATTACGAGGCACTTTACGCCGCGCACGATACCGGTTATGACGGCAACTGGGCCATTGTGGGCGATACTGATACCATTTGGGTGTGGGACAGCGACACGGGTGTCTGGAAGGACACTGATGAAAGCAGTAAGTTTGCGAATTATTACGATAAGACCCAAATCGACTCAAATTTCTACGGCAAGACCCAAATCGACGCAAAACTGCCCAAGCCGGTGAAGGTTACGGTGGAAGCCAGCGCCTGGACTATCGGTGATTACACGGTGTCCTGGGACGACGGCAGCACGAGCAACTACACCACCTGCGCCACTGTCACGGTGGCAGGGATGACGGCAAACAGCCGGATTGCCGTAAGTGACCGAACCAGAGTTACGGATGCAGTGCGGATGGTAGCCGCGCTGGAACCCGGAGCCGGGGTGGTTAAGTTTTATACGAACGCAGCGCCGACGAGCGCGGCGGTGTTTGTTTTGGAGGTGACAGCAGGATGAATATTAACCCTTGGGCAGCTATCCAGCAGCTGATTGACAAGGTACTGGCGGGCTACTGCCCGTATGACATCGATGATGTCTATGTTACGTTTTCGAATACAGAACCGGCACAGCGATGGCCGGGGACGACATGGGAGCAGATGCCGAAACACAACCATGCCTATGCGTCGTTTCAAAAAAGCTATCCGGAGAATATTGCCGAAAGGCGGTGTGGAATATGATCGTGCAAAATATGGCCGCTCTATGCCCGTACAGGATCGGAGATTACTTGCAGACAGAGAACCCCACGAACCCTGCCCTCAGCTGGCCCGGCACAAGCTGGGTGCAGGTGCAGGACCGCATGCTGATGGGGGCCAGCGATACCTACCCCGTGGGCAGCGAGGGCGGCGAAGCACAGCATACGCTCACTGTGCAAGAGATTCCGTCCCATCAGCATCGGCTCCACGGATGGGCAATCAACATGGCAACCAGCGCATCAACGCAATATGCACCAACACATCCCTACGACAAGTACGACAACACACCACTTACGACCCATCCAGCGGGTGGAGGTCAGCCCCACAACAACCTGCCCCCCTACCGTTCGGTTCATATCTGGCGTCGGACAGCTTGATTCCAGAGATGGGGTGCGTGGCATGATCTGCGCAAACCCCGACAGTCAGGTATCGGCGGCGATGCGGACCATTATGGAGCTTCCGATTCTCGTGGCGTTCGCCCTTATTTCTGCATCGGTTAAGGAGTTGATATTATGAGATTATCAGACGGCGAGGTGCCGGAAAAGTGTATGTATGCGGTTAAAGCCAGATTGGAGGGCGTGTAATGGCATTGCATGAAGTATCGCTGAAAGGATACAATGTTCGACCCGGGAACTTATCGCTTGGCACTTTTGGCAGTTACGGTATCGAGCAGCTGCATGTGACCCTTGACGATACGTGGAGCGGGCTTGCTGTAACGGCAACGTTTAACCCGCCGAAGGGCGAACCCCGTGAAATCCGTTTGCCGGAAAACGGACTGATTGATGTGCCTGCCGAAGCAACCGCCAATGAGGGTACGGGCACTATCGTGTATTGCGGCGTTGCCAATGGTGTGCAGCGCATCACAAAAACGCAGGGATACAACGTGATTACACGCGGCCCCGTTGGTGGAACTGAGCCGTTTAAACCCAGTGAATCACTTGCCACGCAGGTTTTGCAGGCTGCGCTTAACGCAGAAAATAACAGCGCGGAAGCAAAGAGTGTGGCCGATAACTTGCGAAATGATGCGGCTAACGGCAAATTTGACGGCAAGGATGGAGCCAAAGGCGACAAAGGAGACAAGGGCGATACTGGCCCGCGAGGCCCACAGGGCGAGAAGGGCGACACCGGAAAGCGCGGCCCCCAAGGTGAGCAGGGCGTTCAGGGTGTACAAGGCGAGAAGGGCGATACCGGCGCGCAGGGGCCTGTTGGCGAAACTGGCCCGGTTGGCCCCAAGGGTGATACTGGCCCGCAGGGTGAGCGCGGTGAGCAGGGGCCGCAGGGAGAGGTTGGCCCGGAGGGGCCTGCCGGAAAGGACGGCGTACAGATTGATGATGCGGCGGTGAGCGAGGACGCGCCGTGGAGCAGCAAGCACATCATTGATATGCTCTGCCCACCGCTGGAAGAAAGCGGCAACCCTGTTGTGTGCTACCCTGTGGCGGGTTATCCGCTGGGGGTAAAGGCCAGCTGGGAGCCGGTGCAGGAAGGCAGCGGTGACCCATCACCTGACAATGTCCGCCCGATTAAGGGCAGGGACAGCGTGACGGTCGAACGGTGCGGGGAGAATCTGCTGAATCTTCCGATTGAAAAATTAGTTAATGGAATCAGTGTTACAACAGAATCTGATGGGCGCTATCATTTGAAAGGCACACTGGAAAGGGACGGATTCGCATCCCAAATCAGCATTATTCACCTACCTGCAGGAACATATACTGTAAAAAGATCTTCATTTAGTACTTCTTTGGAAGTCAATGCACTTTTAATTACCCTCAGAAAAAAAATTACACCTAGCAGCACTCAAGCTTGGATCGAAACAACAATTGGCAGTGAGTTCATAAATACTGGCAGCTTAGACAAGCCAACAGATATTATAGTTTCAATTTTTGGCGCAGAAAAAACTCTTAAAGCGGGCACGGTGATAGATGCATGTCTTGAACTTATGCTTGTTTCCGGCACAACCAATCCCACCACCTACACACCATATATCGGTCAAACCAACACCCTGACCCTGCCGGAAACCGTGTATGGCGGTGAGGTGGACGCGGTGAGTGGTGAGGGGCAGGAAACGTTGAAAATGCTGACGTTGGATGGGACGGAGAAGTGGAATCAAATAAAAGACTATTTTGAGGCATCTTTTGCAGACTTTGGCCCTCCCAGTTCACAAAATAATATAACAGCTGCCAAAGAATCACAACATGCTGATAGATATATCATTGATAATCCCTACATGAATACTCTTTCTGACAAGTGTGCATGGGTATACAACTATGTTTCGAACCAATATCCCATCCTGAGAATTAAGCATGAAGCCGAGCAATCCACTCTCGAAAACTGGAAAGCCTATCTTGCCGCCCAGTATGCAGCCGGAACCCCTGTGCAAGTCTGTTACAAGCTGGCAAAGCCTGTGCCCTTCACCGCGACAGGCGCACAGCCCATCCCCGCGCTTGCAGGTGTGAACACCGTGCTGACCGATGCCGACAGCGCGACTGTGATGGGACGCGCAGACCCCATTAAACGGATCACCGATTTGGAAGCAGCAGTTGCTTCTATAAACTGATCTATCAACTGAAAGGAGAAATAAAATGGCGATTAAAAGTAAAGCACGGCACGATTTAACGCTGCGCAGTATTAAGCGAGAGATTGCAGCAGGACGTGACGTTGCGTTCTGGCTGGACAAGGCGTACACGCACCTTGACAATGGCCTGCTGGATGAGGCGGACATTGCCGAGGTGGAAGCGCTGGCGCAGGCGTATTATGATGCGGTGGACGCGAGAGAGAGCGCAGACGAGGTTGCGGAGACGCCGGATGTGCCGGAGGTTGACGGCGCTGAAAATACCACAGACGAATGATAGGAAGTGATACCATGATTTTTAGCGGAAGAAATCTTGTGAAGTACCCGTACAGCTGCTACGGTTACACGCGCGGCGGAGGAAAGACCAGGCACGACGGCATTGATGTTTTCGGTATGGATGACGACAAAATCCGTATGCCCGGCTACAACGGCAAGAGCATTGCAGGAACCGTTGTTACAGCCCGCATCGTGACGAACAAGAGCAACAAGACATGGGAATGGGGCTATTATGTCTGCGTGAAGCTGGACGCAAACCAGACCCCGGATGCAGTGAATTACCTGTATTTTTGCCACTGCTCCAAGTTGCTTGCAAGCGTAGGGCAGAAAGTAAAGACTGGCGATGTGCTGGCGGTTGTCGGGCAGACCGGCAACGCCGCAGGCACATGGACGCACTGCCACTTTGAAGTGCGAGCAACTGCCACGAGCAAGGGCCTTGACCCGACTGCGTATGCAGGCATACCCAACAAGGCGGGCACATACGGTGGCCATCCTGTGCAGACAAGCGGCGAGGAAGTGCTGATTGATGTGTCCCACCATCAGGGCACTATCGACTGGGCAAAGGTTCCCTACCGCGCCATTATTCGCATCGGATATCGCGGCTACGGCAGCGGGAAGTTGATGAAAGACGAGCAGTACGATGCCAACCTTGCCGGGGCTAAAGCAAGTGGAAAGCTGTTCGGCTTTTATTTCTTCTCGCAGGCCATCACGGTGGAAGAAGCCCGCGAGGAGGCAGACTTCTGCGCAAGCCTTGCCCCGTCTGGATACCCGCTGTTTTTCGATGCTGAGTGGAGCCACGAGACGCACGATGGCCGCGCCGACAACCTGACGAGAGACCAGCGCACGGCAATCGCAATGGCGTTCTGTGATAGAGCCAAAGCGCACGGATTCACGGCGGGCATTTACACCTTCACGGCGTTCGCAAGCGCAAACATTGACTACGCCTACCTGTGCGAGGATTACATCGGCTGGCTTGCCGACACGCGCACGAACTACGACAAGACGCTGCCGCGCCACATCCACCAATACGGTCAGGGCAGCGTGCCGGGCATCACTAGCGTGGTTGATTTGAATCATCTGGTAAAGGCGCTGCCCGCAGCGGACAAGCCTGAAAGGAAGCTACAAGTGATTACCATCGGGCCGGTGAGCCAGGGAGATGCGGATGCAATTTACCTGCTGTGCCAGAGCCGCGGCCTGACGGATGCAGGGCTGTATAAAAGCGAATGGGTCTGACGCCAGGAACGGAAGTGAAGAATGACGGATTGGGATATTGTCAAGGACATTGTTGTACTTGCTGGACTGATTATTACGGTCACGACACCGCTGTTGAAGTTGAATACCAGTATCACGCAGCTGAAAGCGCTGCTTGACAGCGTTGCCAAGCAAGTGCAAGAAAACGACAAGAGCAACAGTGCGAACCATAAACGGTTGTGGGAGCACAACGAAGAGCAAGATGAAACGCTGCAACGGCATGAGCAGCGTTTGCACGATTTGGACGGAAAGTGAGGTACAGCTCTATGGGTGATTTTATCAAGAACATTGCAGCGCTTTTCAAGGTAAAGACCATTGTGACGCTGGTTGTCGTTGCAGTGTTTGCGGCATTGGCGCTGCGGGAAAAATTACAGCCTGACACGGTCATGACCATTGTTACAATGGTTGTGGCCTTTTATTTTGGCACGCAGACCGAAAGCAAGAACAAGAAGGATGAGTAATCATGCCAAAGTTTGATTTTGTCGGCGGTTTGCTGACCGATGAAGAAACGGATGTTTTGCAGCTTCGGCGGCGCGGCTGGCGCAATGCTGATATTGCGGCAGAACTGAATTGTAGCGAGCGCACGGTAAAACGGCGCGTTCGCAGCATCAAAAACAAAATAGGCTAATTTAAAGGGCGCGGCTGCTTTTGTGGCCGCGCCTTTTTTTATTTTGTCCCAAAAACGGCACAATGTTGGCACTTTACTGGCCTACGTTGTGCCGTCTTTTTTTGTACAATTAAGGAAAAAGGAGCGGTGCAGATGGCATACAGGCAAATCAACCTAAACCCAGAGCAAAAGCGCTACGCGTTGCCAAACAGCTGCCCGGATTGTTACACAGTTGCGCAGTTTGCAAAAGACCACCCGGACGGCACGTATATTTTGGCAATGGCTACGCATGTTGTGTGCGTGCAGAATGGGGATTGGTTGGATACATGGGACAGCGGAGATGAAGTGCCGTTGTACTACTGGCAGAAAGGATGATTGACTATGGCGTTTGGCGTACCGTATCAGCCCGGCTATATGCCGAACTATTATCCAATGGGGCAGCAGATGCCGTCGGCCATGCCCGATCAGCTTACACAGCTCCGGCAAGCGGCATATCCGCAACAGCAACCGGCACAGCAAAGCTCGCCTATTATCTGGGTGCAGGGTGAAGAAGGAGCCAAAGCGTATATGGTGGCGGCAGGGAACAGCATACTGCTGATGGACAGCGAAAACAGTACATTTTACATTAAGTCCACCGATGCCAGCGGTATGCCGCAGCCATTGCGCGTTTTTGACTACTCGGAACGCACAGCAAGCCAGAAACAGCCCGCACAGACCGCGCAAAAACCTAAAGAGGAATATGTCACACGGCAAGAGTTCAACGCGTTGACAGCCCGCTTTGACGCGCTGGCGGCAGATAAACCTTTAACGCGCAAGAAAAAGGAGGCAGACAATGAGCAACCCTCTGTTTAACGCTCTTGGCGGCGGCAAAATGCCGGGCGCAATTGGACAATTTCAGCAGATGATGCAGCAGTTTCAGCAGTTCCGACAGAATTTCCAAGGCGACCCGAAGCAAGAAGTTCAAAAGCTGCTGCAATCTGGCAAAATGAGCCAGCAGCAGCTAAACCAGCTGCAAGCAATGGCGCAGCAGTTCCAGAGCTTTTTAAAATAGGTTCAACCCGTGCGCACGGTGAACAATACATTCAACTTTTGAAAGGAGTTAAACATGAGTCTTTCTTCGGACGGCACTGTTATGACAATGCCTGTTCAGCCCGCGAATACGGGCAATGGCAACGGCTGGGGCTTTGGCGGCGATGGTGCGTGGTGGATTATTATTCTCTTCCTCTTCGTTTTCTGCGGCTGGGGCGGCAACTGGGGCAACAACGGCTTTGGCGGCAACGGCAGCACCGGCGCAGTTGATGGATACATCCTCACCAGTGATTTTGCCAACGTTGAGCGCAAAATCGACGTCGTGAACAACGGCCTGTGCGATGGCTTCTATGCTCAGGCACAGCTTGTCAACGGTGTGCAGAACGCTATGCAGCAGGGCTTTATGTCGGCTGAAATCAGCCGCGCAAACCAGCAGGCCGCATTTATGCAGCAGCTAAATGCCATGCAGATGCAGCAGGCGAATTGCTGCTGCGAGACCCGCGAGGCTATCCAGGGCGTAAACTACAACCTTGCTACGCAGGCTTGCGACACGCGCCAGACTATCCAGAACGGCACTCGGGACATCATCGAAAACCAGAACGCGAACGCCCGCGCTGTGCTTGACGCACTGACGGCGCAGCGCATTGAGGCTAAAGATGCCAAGATTGCCGAGCAGAACCAGCAGCTTTTTGCCGCACAGCTTGCCGCAAGTCAGGCTGCGCAGAATGAAACGCTGAAAGCCTATATGAGCGGGCAGCTTGCTTACTACAACCCCCGCCCTGTTCCGGCTTTCCCCGTCCCTGCTCCGTATCAGTATGGGAATTGCGGCACCTGCAACGGCTGCGGATGCTAAAAATGAATACGGCAACTTGTCGGAACATCTGACATGTTCGGCCCCGTGCCGATAGTGCAAAATGTGGCGGGGCAATCGTCCCGCCACTATCTTTTTTTGAAAGGAATGATTTTATGGCTGAATTTACAAACGCCAATACCGTGAGCGTAGCAGCAGGCCAGAACGTGCCTCTGACGGAAACGGCAGTAGCGGGTAAGGGCTGTGTCGTACACAGAGAGGGCGCCGGTATTGTTACGCTGCGCGGCATTACAAACCAGTGCAAAGCCCGTTTCAAAGTGGGATTTGGTGCAAACATTGCTATCCCTACCGGCGGCACAGTGGGAGCTATTACGGCTGCGCTTGCCATCAACGGTGAACCGCTGAACAGTGCGACTGCAATCGTGACACCGGCAGCAGTAGAAAACTATTTTAATATTTACGTCACGGCTTTTGTCGAAGTTCCGCGCGGCTGCTGCCTGACCGTTGCCGCCGAAAATACAAGCACACAAACCGTTTTGTTTGCAAACGCAAACTTTGTGGTCGAGAGAGTGAGCTGAAAGGAGTAAACCATGAGTAAAAGAGTTTTGTATGACTTGAAAGACATGCTGTGCGCAGAACTTGACGAAATCGGGAAAAAGGGCGAAATGAGCGCGGGCGACCTTGAAACGGTGCATAAGCTCACGGACACCATCAAGAACATCGACAAAATCACCATGCTGGAAGAAGGCGTCTACAGCCGCGATGAAGATTACAGCCGTGATGGTGATTGGAGCGCCAACATGCGCGGCAATTATGGACGCGGCAGCAGCTATGCGCGGCGCGGTTCGCATTATGTGCGCGGGCACTACAGCATGGACGATGGGCGCGATTCTCTGATTTCCCGCATGGAAGATATTATGCGCGGGGCTGACAGCAAAGACAGGGAAGTCATCCAGCGCTGCATTGACACGATGCGAAACGGTTAAAGTGAGGTGTAAGGGCTATGGTTGACGTGCGAGAGATTGACGGCGCTATAGCCGAAATCGAAAACAGCGAACTCACCATGACCAGAGTTAAAAATTTGGCTGCGCTTTATGTTGTGAAAAATCAGCGTCTTGCAGATGCGTCCCATTCTCCGCAGAAAGCAGAACTGCGAGAGCCTGTACGCTACTACGAAGCGGCAGAGCCGTCTACAAGGGGTGCTATTGGCAGCAGTGACTTTTTACGGGCTGTGTCAAATGTAAACCTTACGGATGCGATGAGCGTGCTGGATGAGCTTATGTCGGCCTTGTATGTAGCAAACCCTAAAGTTTATAATGGCGTAATGCGGAAATTGGAGCGTTTACAGGATGAGTGAATTTTTGGAGATTGTAAAAAAGGCCGATACCGGGCGAGTGTGGCGTGTGCTGGATGAGTTTATGGATGCGCTGAAAGAAGTGAGGCCGGATGTGTATAATGATTTGGTACACAGCTTGCAGAGAAAATAGGTGAGTGTGTACTAAAGTGTGTACTTGAAAAAGAAAATGCCGTAGATTTAAACGAATCTACGGCATTTGTTGTGGTCGAGGTGACAGGACTCGAACTATACACAATGCTTTTAGTGATTAAAAATATAGCGGTATATTGCTATATTATTTTGTTTTATCACATACTTTTTCTATTATTTCATACATTTAAGAAAAAAAGTGTGTACTTTTAGTGTGTACTTTTTAGTCCACCAATCTATCAAAGATTTCTTGTAGGTTTTGGGCTGTCCGTTCGTCATCTCCAGCGATGTAGTGAGAGTATGTGCCGTATGTGTCCATATCCTCGCTATGCCCGACTAGCTGCTTTAATTCGCCAGTCGGCAACTCCTTTGCGATACTCACAAACGTGTGGCGCAGTTCGTAAAGGCTCAGCTCCGGCATGTCATTAGAGCGCTGATAGCGCTGCCAGCGGTGGTAGTAGGTGTGCATGGATGCCATGGGGAAGATGTACTCCTGCTTTCCAGTCACGGCTTTCTGAGCTTCCAGCACGTCCACTGCGCGTCTGGATAGCACTACCGTGCGCAATGCGTTTTCGTTTTTTCCCTGCGTGATTTGACCGTGCGCATTGATTGCCTGCTTCAGTCTGCACAGATTCCCGTCAACGTCTTCCCATCGCAGCCCCCGCATTTCACCGGGGCGCATGCCTGTTAGCACCTGAAACCTATAATAATTTATGTATTCATCATGCACAGATTTTCCGCGCATGATGGTCGTATCTACTTTTAACAGCGTGTTCAGCGCTTCAACTGTCAGCACGTTCTTTCCTTTTTTTCTGGATGCTGCCGGAATCTGTAACTCTTCAAGCTCAAGCGTTGTCCATTTTGATTTTCGGCAAAAATTCGTAAACTGCTTGCAGTAGCTGGCATAGTTCTGTAACGTCTTTTTGGATAAGGGCTCTTTGCTGTTCCCCTGTGGATGGCGAAACGCATAATCTATAATTTTTTGGAAATCCTGTTCCGTAATGGCTTTTACTGACTTGATCCCGATGGCTGGCAGCAAATGGGAGCGTCCGAACGATGCCATGTTTTTGTATTCTGCATCAGACACAAGTTTTTTCTGCTGTAGCAACTGTTCCCATGCGTCAGAAACCTTAGTCCGTTCCGTCTTTACGCCTATGTCAAGCCATTCATCTGCTTTTTTGTTAGCTTCCCTCTGGCCTGTGCGGCCCGGCTTGGCGCTGGTAAACGTCTTGCGCACTCCGTCCTTCTGCACGTTGATTTGCCAACGCCCGGCGCTTTCAATCCATTTTGCGGTATTTGTCCTTTTCATATTGCGGCTCCTTTTTGTATGTGCTATAATAATGCCGTCAACTTTTTTGTGTTGACGGCTCTTTATCCCTTGCTGGTGTGGCACCACCGGCAGGGGATTTTTTATTTTTCCCTTGCGTTATATTCGCCGTCACCTGCCAGAACGGCGGCTTCTCCGGCTTGCAGGCATATTTGCAGGCGGTCAAAGTCCGGCTTGATGCTTTCCGGGCAGGGGTCATCCCCAGTTACGGTATCTATCCGGTAGTTCTGTATTACGGCCTGGCAGACGCGTACACGGCTTTGCATAGACGTATGCGCGGTTAGCACACAGCAAATCTATTTGGCCCGCCCAATCGCTCCCGTGCGCCCCACAAAGGATATACAGCAGGCGGCGCTTGTACAGGCTCGGCATCTGAGCGATATAATCAGAAAGTGCCTTGTCTACCTGCTCGTCCGTCCAGTTTGGAGTATCGGTATCGCTGAATGCAGACGGCATCCAGATGCGCTGCAGCCAGCGCCATGGGGATTGTTTGCAGACGGTGAACCACATCAACAGGTCATCGCTTCGGATAGGGGAAAGCCCTTCTTCCCAGTTGCGCACCGTGCGGATGTTCACATCCATCTGCCTGGCTACATATTCTTGCGAAAGCCCGGATTCCAACCGGCACTGCGAAAGAATAAGTCCTTCACGTTCTCGGAAATCAGCTCTACTTTCCATTTCATCACCCTCAAATTTTTACATGTTTTGCACTTCAAATGCGGTAAAATTTTCCTACCGTAGCAATCAAGAAAATATAAAGAAATATTTCTTCAAAAAATGCTATGGGAATAAATGGAAGCTATGGTATAAAAAACATGTTAAGATTCTTACTGTAGTCAGAAAACACAGGAGGAATCAACAATGAATAACGTGGAACGTCTAAAGAATTACCAAAACCGTAATGCGGCAACCATTGAAGCCCTGTACCGTGCTGTGCTGCAAGACCGTGCAAGGAGGGAAGCAGACCATGAAGAAACTGCCTGATTTGGATGTTCCACCAAGACACGGGCGCAGAAGACCGAAAAAGCGGATTATAAAGACTTGACAAATGAGTATTTTTGTGAAATTGTTGAAATACAACTGGTAGTTGTGTAAAATACAATCAATGGTTTCCGAAAAACAGCCGGGTGCAATCAATGTTGTAAGATTTCAAAACTCTTTGAGCGAGACCATCTTTTCCAAAAATGTAGGATGTTACAATACCTGCGGCATCTATCGCAGGAACAGTTGGTTTTTCAACAAGCATCTTGCCGTATCGTCCTTTGGCCATATCAAAAATTTGTTCTTCAGTAAAGCCAGCTTTTTTTTGGGCTTTCTTTAGTTCCTGCATAATACTAGGAGCTATAAAAGGATATTGGCAGTTCATATCATAAAAAGGTATTTCAAGTAGCATAGAAAAAGCCGTTTTAAACTTTTTTTCGTCTACCAAAAACTCATACATGGAATATCGTAAATCACGGCATTTTTTGGGAAACGAAATTGCTTCCATATATAGTTTATTGTATTTTCCCCATATTAAATCCCGATATGGGATGTCTCTTCGAGCGTTTACGGCGCGGCAAAACTCTGCCAAGGAAAAAGCAGCACGAGCGTAAGCTTTTCTGTGCCAAAAATAAACATATTCGTTATTTTTTATTTCTTCTTTTCCCTTTTCGGTTAATTTCCCGTTTTCGGCGAAACCCATTGTTTCTAGCTTTTTAATAATTGGCCAAACGTCATCAACGCCATAATCATAATGCCAGAACTTTGCAACAGGCTTTCCGCTGAAATATTTCTCTAAATAAGAAAGCATTAAAATTTCTGTTGGCTTTAGGCCATTTTTGTCTGCAATGTCATCGGCGGAAAGCTCCAAGAAATACTCATTTGCACGATCTTCCTGTTCTGCGTGCCGCTTTTCTGCTTGTGCTTTGCAGTAATCAGCATACTGCTTTGCAATTTCATCTTTAGTCGGCTCATGTGTAGTTATGGAAACATTTACTTTTGGTTTTGGCTTCAGAAAGTCAAAAAAGGCCATAGTATCACAACCTTATTTATTTTGGGGGGAATCTGAAATGAAAAAAGAACCGTTGACAATCACGCAAAAAAGTACGATACTTAGTTTAAGAGAGCAGGCAAAGCAGCTTTTGCGAGAAATACCGCTAAAAGATGCTATTGCAATTTGTAATGAGGTTATAAAGGAGACAAGCAATGCGGGATAGAATTGATGTCTACAACAAGTGCGACGATAGCGAGTACAGGCAGAAAAAGGATGAAGTCATCGAAAAAATGCTGAAACTGATTGAAGTCTCCGGCATGAACTTTTACGATGCACAAAATCTTCCGTTAGAGCTGGACAGAGCTATTGCGGCCAGTGTAATTGCAGCACAGGGAAACACGGCGTTCCGCCCGCACAATGCCTTTAAGAGCCGGATTGATGATGCTCAATAAATGCAGTTACCGCACCCTTTGCAATCGTTTCAATCACAGTAAGAGACACATTGCCCACCGCTGATAAGGTGGGCTTTATTTTTTCCTGCCACGTTTGCTGGTTAGAAACTGATGCAATAAAGTCGTGACCTTTGGGCGTGATATACATAATATAAAAAAACTCTATCGTTCTGAGTTCTTTGTCTATTCGATATTCTGCCACGATATAGCCATTTTCAGCAGCCTGCAAGCAAGAATAAAATATATCTTCCCTGGAATAGCCTTTGCCCCTCATAAAAGATGATTTTTTCAGCTTATCAGGGCTGGAACATTCAAACTCCATACTGCATTTATCATTCAGGAACAAACCGAGCTGTTCTTCAAGACCGAGCATAACATCGCGGACGCAATCAGGATTTATCTTCATTGACTTTCACCTTCTTTGCTGCTGCCATCGCAATTACCATATCAAGACCTTTGCCATCTAAAGTGTCAAGCCACTGATCGATGTCTTCATAGGAATCGAGTTTTAGCCCACCGCCTTGTGCGGTGGGCTTTTTTTCGTTTTCGGTATCCCCGGTCAGGTCGGCAACGGTAACTCCTAACTCGTTAGCTATTGCAACCAGTTTGTCATAAGGCGGTGAACTTGGCCTCTTTGCCATTTTGCCGATATACCCATTTGAAAAACCGAGCTTTTCCTCTATCCTAGTCAAACTAGTCTTTTTCTTTTTGCACAGGGCACGAATGGTTTCTACAGTTTTAGCATTATCCACAAAAATCACATAGACTATTTGTGCATATTTTTAGGCCATAGTCTATTGACTACTAGGCGATAAGCTAGTATAATAGACAGCACAGAGGGCAACAAAGAACCAAGCCCACTAAAATTCAGCGGACTAGCTAAAAATATGCTGTTATAAATCTCGCAAGTTCATAGTAGCATATTTTCTAGCAATAGTCAACTAGAAAGGAGCTTTTGCTAGGTGAATATTTCGAAAATTGATGCGCTGTGCCGAAAAAACAATATTTCTCGCACAATCCTTGAGGAACGCGCCGGAATCTCAAACGGCGCACTTGGCAAGTGGGAGAAATCGCCTTACGGTCCTAGCATCACGACGCTAAAGAAAGTGGCTGACTATTTCGGCGTGCCGATTGATTACTTGCTAGCCGATAACTAGAAAGATGAAAGCGTCTGTAAGTGAACTGATCGCAGAAAGAAAGGAGTAACCACCATGACAAACCTTGCTTTTACGGCTCTTATCAAAAGCAAGGGCTACAACAAACAACGCCTTGCAGATGTCTGCGGCTTGTCTAAAACGCAGATGTCAAACCGCATTAACGGCGCCATTGATTGGCGCTGGCCGGAGGTTAGCAAAGCATGCGCCGCACTGGGCATCACGCTTGACGAATTTGCAACGTATTACCCGGTGGCGGATGTGCGCAAATCTTCTGCCGCTATGCCTACCCGTGAAGAGCACATCGACAACGTGCTTGCAGAACTCCGTGCAATCCTTGTTTAGCTATGGATTTGCTCGGCGTTGCGTGGCATCGGCATGGCAACGATAAGCAGGGGCCAAGCGAAGCTGCGCGTCGTTTCGCAGAGGCTATGCGCCTCCCCGCGGCGCGGCGTTACGCAAACCGTCGCATCGGCATAGATGTGCACGGCAATGATAAGGAATAGCAAGGCATGGCAATGGAAGTACATAGCACAGCAAAGGCATAGCTCGGAATAGCTGCGCAAGGCAGAGGCAGGGTGCTGCAATTCGACGCGAAGGCATTGCATTGCGACGCGATGGCATGGAATGGCACGACGTTGCTTGGCATAGGCCTTGCATTGAGATTCGACGCGAAGGCGCCGAAAAGCAACCGATTCTATTAAAAAAGGAGACAACCACCATGAAAGTAAAAATCACCCTATTGGAAGAAGTTCTCGGTTCTTCCCCAAGTAATGAAGAACTTCTCGCAACTTACATTGCCAGTAAGGCACCTACCAGCGACCTCACCACCGAAGAAGTGGACAATATCAAGGCCCAGAACGCCGAAGACCGCATTACGGTATTCCCCAAAACCGCTGACGGCACACCGTTCCTGTACGACTATCAGGTAAAAGGCATGTTCAAGGACAGCTGCAAAATGCTTGCCAAAGCTGGCAAGGCTGGCTATGCAGGCGGCAAGGCTTGCGCATCCATCAAGGCGTACAAGCAGGCTATTGATGGACTCATCTTCGTAACCCCGCGCGAGATTCCCTACGACCTGCACGGCATGAAGGTTGATTTTTGCGAGCGCCCCCTGCGGGCGCAAACTCCGATGGGCGAACGCATCAGCATCGCAAAGTCGGAGAGCGTTCCCGCAGGTGCAACAGCAGAATTTGAAATCGAATGTCTCGACCCTAAGCTTGAAGACATGGTTCGTGAGTGCCTCGACTACGGCGCAAAGCGCGGTCTTGGGCAGTGGAGAAACAGCGGCAAGGGCCGCTTTGAATGGGAGGAAATCAAAGAATGATGACCAAAACAAAAACGCCGCCCCGGTGCACCACCACCGAAACGGCAAAAAAACAGAGCATCGCAAAAAGCTCTAACTGTATTCTATCACTTCCCCGTGCCGCCGTCAAGCTGGCAATCACCGCAGATTTGGTGCTGCTGCTGGCTGCGCTCGGTTCTCTCAACATCCCCACCACCATCGTCGCCCTGCTGGCGCTGAATCTGCTGTGCGGACTGTATTTTAAGGAGGCATCCCGCCATGAAGAAATTTGAACTTATTTCCGTATTTGTAACGAACGTTTTCGGGAAGAAGCTGTTCCGTATTAAGGCTCTCGTCTCTTTTGGCGACGTAAGCGCTGGCGAACTGGGAGGTTTTGTTGAAAAAGAAGAAAACCTCTCCAACAATGGCGATGCCTGGGTCTCCGGCGATGCCTGGGTCTCCGGCAATGCGCGGGTCTCCGGCAATGCGCGGGTCTCCGGCAATGCGCGGGTCTCCGGCAATGCGCGGGTC